TTGAGCTTGCTGGCCTGCACCCGGGGCTCGACGTTGCATCCGCCGGAACTGTTGATCGTCTCGGCTGCCAAGGCCCGGACTACTGCGGAAATCACGTTGTGGTAGTTCATGCTGCAGCCCTCTTCAGTTCCCGGGTCTTGGCCCGGTATTCAGCCTTGATGGTTTTGATTTCTTCCACGGTGTACTTGCGGGGCTCATGAGGCCCTTCGAGCCATGCCACGGTTTCGGCGCCGATGCGCTGCACCAACCGGATGCGGTACTCGACCGCGTTACCGGACAGGTTGCGGTTGCACTTCACGCACTGGCGGTGGATGTTCAGCGGCTCGAAACGCAGCTCGGGGCAGGCGCCGACGGATCGGTAGTGCCCGGCGTCCCAGCGGCTGCCCGTCATCAGGTCGTTGTCGTTCGGCATCGAGTCGCAGCTGATGCAAGGCAGGTGTGCGTCACGCAGGCGGACGTACTCGTTCACCGCTGCCTGGGCCTCGCGCAGGTGATCCGCCCTGCTCTTCAGCTTCTCCTTGCGCACCTGGATCTCGCGGCGGTCGTGCTGGGCAATGGCCTTGCGGGCTTTCTCCATGTGGCGCGGTGCATCGATGGCCGCGCAGGCCGGGCTGCAAACCGCCTGCCCCATCCGCGATGGGACAAATGAGGCCCTGCAAGTGGCGACTCGGCATTTCTTCGGCTTGGGCTGCTTCCGTTCAATCGTCATGCGGCCTCCTGGCTCAGCAAATCATCGAAGTACACGCCCTGCGGTGCGAAGCGCGCGACAATGCGATCGGTGTAGGCAATGCCCTGGGAGCGATTGAACAGACTGGTCACCGGGAAACCGTCCGGACCGAACAAATGGCACTCGCCCATCATGTCGAGCTTGGTTTCGTACGGGAGGTGCCGCATCACCCGGTACCACTCAGCCTGAAACCCGGCATCCTCGTTTAGAAGGATCTGCACGCCGATGTGCAGCTTGCAGTACCGCCGGGCTTCAGCCTCATCGCCAATCTGAGTCATTTCCGAGATGCGCTTGTACATCGCGAACCACAGCCGGTTTTGGTCGAGCGTGCGGTCCTTGCCCGGGCGCAGCGATACCACGACGAACTTCTTGTCGCGGAACATGGCGCTGAGCTTGGTGATCGCCTCGGAGAGCTTGGCCTGGCAGTTGACGCTGATCTTGTCGGTCATGGCTGCACCGCTTCGGCCATGGCCTGATAGTCAGATTCCTTCTCCGGCGAATAGAAGCCGGTCCCGACGACCTCTTCGTGCAGCTTACGCATATCTCCCAGAGCGGACTCCAACATGCGGGCATGGCTCACGCCTTTGTTCAGCCTGCCAAGCCCTTTCTGGTCGTAATAGCCTGGGCAGCCGAGGGCGTGATCACTGCGAATAGCCATGCTCATGAGTAGGCCATCGGACGGTGCGATGGAAACAAGAACCTTACCTTCGCGCTCTTCGCGTAGCGCCTCGTTCTCCTCCTGAAGCTGGCCAGCACCACGCTGCAACGACTCGACCTGTCCGCGCAGTGCCGTGTTCTCCGCGCTGACATGGCTGAACTGGGTGGCGATGTGCTCTTCCAGCGACACCTGATCGCGCTGCCAGCCAATCTCGTCATGGAAGTAGCCGAATCGCTCGCAAAGGCTGCGGTGGAAGTTTTTGAAGCCAGATCTGAGCTGATCACGCTCCCCTTCCAAAAGATTCGCTCTGCCGGTAGCAAGGCCCGCTGATTTGCTCTCGGAGGTGATGACCCCTTCTGCATTGACGCAAGCCGTTGTAAGGCGCTCATTTTCAGAAACCAGAGCAGCAATCGTCTCAATTGAGCAAACATCAAAAAGCGCATCAACCGCGTCTCTGAACTCGCGCGGCCCGGCACATTTTTCAGCGAGGCATGCGTCGAGCAGCTGCTTCAGTTCGGTGTAATCGGTCATGTCAGAAACCCTCCTTGCCGCGTTGCGATTCCCAATCGAACGGGACCACGATCATTCCGCCCTCGCGCAGACGGTCGACGCAACGGTCACCCATGGCGGCCGGCAATTGGCTGGCTTCGAGGTTGGAGATCACCACCGTGGGGCGCTCCTGCTCGTACCGGCCGTTGATGATTGCGAACAGGGTCGTCAGCTCGAAGTCGCTCGGCTGCTCCTTGCTCACGCCTACCTCGTCCAGCACCAACAGATCGGGATCGATCAGGCTCGACAGGATCTCGGCCTCGCTCCGTTCGCTGTGCTTGTCGTACGTGGAGCGGATCGCCTGAAGGATTGCGCCAACAGTGCGGTACACGGCCGTGTGCGACGTGTTGTGCAGCAGCTCGTTGGCCATGCCAGCGCCGAGGTGCGTTTTCCCGGTACCGGGCTTGCCGATCAGCACCATGCAGCGACCCGTCTTCAGGATCTCGTCGAAGATCTGCACGTAGTGCTGGCAGAACCGCAGTGCTTTGCGCTGGCCGTCGTTCTCGGCCTGGTAGTTGCCCAGGGTGCGAGTGGTAAAGCGTTTCGGGATCAGCGCATCGCCCAGCTTGCGAGCGAGGGACATGCGCAGTTCCATGGCCTTGTTTGCCTTCTCGGCGGCCTCAGACTTCTCGCGGGCGATACGGCTGCATTCGGGGCAGTTGCTTTTCAGCTCCCGACCCAGCACAGGAAAGACCCGCTGCTCGTACGCGCCGTGGGTTTCGCACTCGGCTGGCTGAATGCGGGTGCCCGGCGGCAGTTCTGGAGTTGCTTGGACTGGCTCAGAGCGCATAGCTGCCGTCCTCCCGTTGTTTCAGGCCGGCGTGATAGTCGCGTTCAGCGAAGCCGGTGTGGCGGGATTGCGGGAACGGGTGCACGTTGCTGGCGACCTTGTCCGGGAAGATGCCGGTCCAGCCGTTGGAGATCGAGGTGGCGAGCACCTGGTCCGGCGCGGCATGACCCAGCAATGCCTTGGCCTGCTGCTCACAACTCTTGGCGGTCAGCGGCTTGCGGATTTCCTTGCGGTGCTGGCACCAGTCGGCCCACGACTTTTCGGACACGTTCTCAGGCTTGGCAGTGAGCGGATCGAATTTGGCAGACTTCGCCGGTGCGCCAGCACCATGCTTTTTATGTTCTGTATCTGATTCTGTTTCTGTATCTGGTGGCGTTACTGAAACGTTACGCTCCCGTTTCTTCTTCTCACGATACGCTGCAACCCTTGGCGTGCTTGAGTCGGAGACGTATTGGCGCTTGTTCCAAGCGAGCGGAACTGCATTGTCATTGATGAGATTTTTTTCGATGAATGCAGCCTTGGTGGACGCCCATTCGTCTTCGGAGATTCGAAGCTGAAACGCTACTTGATCATCCTGTAACGTTTCATCGCCGTTACTGCATTTGATGCAGAGCAGCATCAGATATCGGCGCTGATAAGCTTCCGACATCATCTGGACTTTGGGGTCAGTGGCAAACTCTGAATAAAGCCTGAACCATGGATTGGCCATCAGTTCGTCCTCCATTCTTCCGGGAGTTTCTTGCCCTTCTGCCTGTTGCACGGCGCACACAGAGCCTGAAGATTCGATTGTTCGCATGAGCCACCTCGCGCAACAGGAATGATGTGGTCGATTACCAGCTCATCGGGGGATCCACACGCCGCGCACTCTCCAACAGAAAGAACCTCGGACCTCACCTTGGCGCCGAGACTTTTCCGAGTGGCGCACGGCGCGCTGAACCCCTTCAAAACCAGCGATCCATTGAGCGTTTCCAGCCATCCAGCCTCAACGAGCTGTTCGCCAAGACCACTCACGCGGGTCACTTGATCGATCATCCCGACGGTGCCGGGCACCTTTCCGTAGTGGCCATGGGTTTCAAACCACGCAGCCGTTTTGAAAAGAGCGATCAGCGCCTCGCCCTCGCTGAGATCTAGTCGTGAGCAAAGGACAGCAAAGTCCGGCTTGTGCAGAAGGTCTGCGTTCAACTTCAACCAGGTGGCCATTACGCGGCCCTCAGTGCTTTGTCATGAGTGAACAGCCCGTCCCAGGTCTTCTTCATTGGCAGCTCGCCGGCCAGGTACAGGTCGTACAGGCGCACGGCGCCCTTCTTGAGCAGGACGGGCGTGAAGGAAACGAACGGCTCTTTGCCGTGTGGGGTGACTTCGTGCTGATGCTCGGTCATGTACTTGTCGCGGGCGTAGGACGCCACACGGAAGCGCAGGCCGGATTTGCTCTCGTTGTAGAGCCAGCTTCGACCTTCGAGGAACTTGCCCACCTGCATGACGTTGACCCCATTGAGGCCCTTGCAGAATTGGGTGTGCGTCATCCCCTCCTTGAACAGGTTCTCCATGGAATGGATTTTGGAGGCCTGGGCTTCGACTTGGATGGTCAGCTGCAAGCGCTGCTGCTCAGCCTCGAACGCGATCTGGATGAGATCCATGCGGGAGAGTTCGCGGGGTTGGGCGATCTGCCCTTCCAGCTCCTGCCAGCGATCCACCAGTGCGGCGGTGAACTCTGGGCTGAGCTGGGCAACCACGACGAAGCTGTCGCGCTTGCAGACCAGATACTCGGAAGCTTTGCGGCCGAGGCTGTCGAGGTATTCCCCCATTGGGGGAAGAGCGATCACCGGGTTTCCATTCGCGTCGGTGCGCACGGAAAGTCGCTCGATGGATTGCTTGACCTTGTCGTGGCGCGAGCCGACCAGTTCAGCAATCTCGCGTGAAGACATAGTGTGTCGCGACACGTTTTCGGAATTACAAAAAGGTGTCGCGGGCTTTTTGAGGGCCTGTACATCATGGTTAGAGGTATGCATAATTCGCCTCACAGATGCTTTTGTTGTATGCAGTAGAAGAAACCACCGGGCCTGGTGGTTTTTTTTCGCCTGCGGTTTGGGTTTTGCTATGTCTGGACTTCATCAGCGAATCCTTTTTCAGTCCCTTTTAAGTCCGGTGGCGGTTCTCGCCGAGGCACCGGAAGATTGCGCAGCTTTCCGGAGCCTTTTGGCCTGGTCTTCTCGAAGAAACGCTCTGTTCCAAGCTTTGCGGCGTACTGCTCTGGCGTCAGTCCTTCTGCTTTCGCAAGTCGCACAAGCTTTTCGTAAAGCCTTCCATCGATCCCGTGGCAGATCGTGGTTTCAGGCACAGGGCCTCCTGTAGGCCTTCAGGCCATGTGGCGTTCATCGGTAACATCGCTCTCGACGATGCTTTCCAGCTTTTCCTCCACGCACATCCGCACGAACACTGCGAGCTGCAACTTGTGAAGGCGTGCCACGGCCTTCAATGCCTCGTAGGTTTCATCGTCGTAGCGGGATTTGATTTCCCGATCCTTCAGGTGACGGCTGTCGTCGTAGGCCATAAGGGTCTTGCTCCTTGGTGAATGGAAATGGTTAGGCGGCTTTACTGGATTCGTTGGGGTACAGGTCGGGGCGCAAGTCATGGCGGGATACGCCGGTTGCCTGCTCGACGGGAATTACACGCTCGGCCGGGACCCGGCCAGTGGCGCACCAGCGCTGTACGTTTTGTGGCGTACAGCCAAGGACGCGAGCGAGGGCCGACTGGCCGCCTGCTGCCTTAGCTGCACGCTCTGCTGCGTTCTGTTCCATAGCGTCCTCGTTAAACTGGTAATTACAACGCAAAGTTACAGCTTTTGAATCGCCACTACAAGTGAGAATTGCAATGCTAGCTACAAGTTCGAGTTGTATTCTCGCGGCCATGACTACTACCTCTTCCCGAATCGCTGCAGCCCGCGAGGCTGCTGGACTGAATCAGTCCGAGCTCGCGCGCAAGCTCGATGTGAGCCCGCAATCCGTCCAAGCCTGGGAATCCGGGCGAACGGTCCCGAGAAATCCGAAGATCAAAATGCTGAGCGACGTGCTAGGGGTTTCCGTTGCCTACCTGATGGGCGAGACCGGCCCGCTCGAAAGCCAGAGCCGCACTGCCGACACTTCGTTGAGCTCAATCGAAACGTGGGATGACGAGACGCCTCTCGGTGACGACGAGGTCTACGTCCCCTTTCTCAAGGAAGTCGAGCTGGCGGCTGGCACTGGGCGATTCGCGATAGAAGAAAGCGACAGCGCAAGGCTTCGCTTCTTCAAGAAGGATCTACGCAACAACGGCGTTCAATTCAGCAACGCCAAGTGCGTGACGGTGAGCGGCAACAGCATGATGCCGGTGCTGAGGGATGGCGCCACAGTGGGCGTCAACATGGGCAAAAACTCGCTTGGCGATATCGTCGACGGCGAGATGTACGCGGTGAACCATAACGGGCAGCTCCGTGTGAAGCAGGTTTACCGCACACCCACGGGCATTAAGCTGCGGAGCTTCAACCACGACGAGCACCCAGACGAAAACTACACCTTTGAGCAAATCCAAGAGCAGCAGATAGCGATACTTGGACATGTTTTTTGGTGGGCGATGTACTCTCGCGCGAATTGAATTCAGAGGCTTCAACATGGACGAAGCGGTAAAGGCCTGCCCCTATTGCGCAGAAACAATCAAAGCCGAGGCCATCAAGTGCAAGCACTGCGGCACCAGCCTTCTGACTGGAACGGTCAGCGGCGAGCCGCCAAAACCAGCCCGCAAGCCGATCTGGCCATGGTTCATATTGGTACCGCTGATTTTGTTCGGTTTGCTTCTTGTGATCGGCGCTCTATCAGGGCCTCCCTCTGAGAAAGACCGTGATCGCCTGGCAATAGATCTGTGCTGGAAAGACTACGACGATCCGCTAGCGACCGTTCAGACGAAGACGTTCGTGCGCGGCGCATGCCGAGGCATGGTCGACAAATTCGAGGCGAAGCACGGCAGATCAGCGACGCTGCGCAGAGACTAAACGCCGCACATCTCAAATGAGCCCGCCAAGCGCGGGCTTTTTTACGCCTGCAGGAAACCCACTCCATGCATTACTGCAAAAATAATTACAACTCTTGCTTGCACATTACAATTTTCAGTTGTAGATTTGCCTCAACGCCAAAGCAACAACGCGCCAGGGCCTCAACAGACCCGCCGCTCTTTAACAGCCAGCGCCATGAACGACTACCCGGCCAGTCCGGTTAGGTCACTCCCGGCTCCATCGGTGGGAGGTCAGTAAACCGATGAACAAAACCGCACTTGCCTCTACCGGCGACCGGCGATCCGACAGGCCCGAAAGCCTGCCCACGCGCAGCCCACTGCGACGGCGGACGAGGTGTTGACCGAACTGAGTGAATGACCTGGTAAGCGGGTGCGGAGTAACACGGAATTTTTCACTGATGCACCTG